TCCCAGCGCTCGATGTGCGGCTCTGGAGCACTCGATCCCACAAGGTGGGCATCACTAAATGCGGCGCTACCGGGCTGGGCATCCTGATAGAGCCCCTCGCGGGGGGGCGCCATGTGGAGGTGCTCGTCGGGTCCGGCGTGGTAGACATCGTGCAGCCTCCTCACGAAATTACCTGCGGCTTCGGGCGTGGTGGGCATCGAGGTAGGCCCGGAGGGTGTCGGCTGCGGCGTCGTCAAGCGGCACCTTGCCCTGCGCCAGGGAGTTCAGGAAGCTGCCCTGCCGCTCCATCGCCTTCGCCCGGCTGATCGACTTGCGGCCTATCGGCAGGCTGCCCTTGTCGTCGTGTGCCACGATCTCCAGCGGACGCGGCACCTCCTGCATGAGCTTGCGTAGATTGGCCATACTCCTGCTCCAGCATCAACAGATCGCCGCCGGTCTTGTCAGCCACCCGGGCGCCCAGCGCGCGGGCCATCAGGATCATGCGCGGCACATCGGCGTCCGAGACCTTGAACGCCTCCAGAGTCTCCCAGTCGGGCGCCTCCTCGACGGCCACGACGTACTTGTCGCCGCGCCCGACGTACAGCGCCACGCGCCGCTCGGGTGTCGTATCGACAGGCGTCGCGTTCAGCGGGACCACAGGGCGGCGGCTGACCGGTCCAGCCGAAACGGGCTCGTCGTGTACTTGGGGCTCAGGCATCCAGGCATGTCCATAGTTGTGGGTAGGCACATGGTCTTCACCACACTGCCAGCAGGGCGGCGGGGGAATGCGGGACTGATAGCCGGGAGTACCTGGCGTCATGGCCAGGCTGTGCAGATCGCGCTGGCCGCTCGGCAGGTTGCCTGCGGCGCGCAGTCCGTCGACGGGGCCAGGCGACTCGGGCCGCATGGCCCTGAAGTATTCCAGCGCATCCCCCTGCATGCCGGCAGTTTACCCTACCGGCCTGGGTGCGCCACGCGTGTCGGGCGCCTGAGGGGTCATGCGCCCCGACATGCGCGTCGCCCCACGCGGCCTGGTCGTCTGCTGCAGGTTGCCGCCCGCCGCCGCGACACCGTTGCCCTGGTTGCCGCCAGGCATACCAGGCGGCTGCTGGGTGCCGCCCTGGGGCGCCATGGGGCTGGTCTGGGCCTGCTGCTGGGAGACCAGCTTCTGGCTCAGCGCGATAAAACGCGGTGAATCCTCACCGAACCAGTTCTTGACCCGCTCCAGGCCAACCTGTTCAATGACGAACGGCAGCGAATCGACCGCCTCGCGGACCAGTTCGTCGAGCCATTCCTGCGGGTTGTCCGTCGCACCGGATAGCTCGATGCTCGTCCGGTGCGGTATCCACTTGTTCGCCTGCAGAGCCTGGAGGGCTTTCCATTGCTCCAGAATCGCCGGGTCGAGACGCCGACCCAGACTGACTTCCCAACCGTCCCAGTAACCGTTGATATCCTGTGGGGATACAGTGACCTCTCCAAGGTCCTCACCATCACGGCTTTTGCCTGGGACGGGCAGGGTGAGCCGGTCTTGGAGGCAAACTTCCAACTCCATGGATGCGAGTTCGAGGGCGCGCGTAATGCCGCGTACCAGCGAATCCTTCGCGCTCTCGATCTTGAGGGTGCGCATGGACTGGATAGCCCACAACTGTTGCGCGCTGCGGGTACCCTCAGCGCTACGTGGACCCTGCGCGACACCATTACGCTGGATGTACTGGTCGACCACGCTGGCAGTGGACAGTAGCTCTTCTGGAACCGGCTGACCTTCGAGCATCGCCAGGTACTCACCGATGCGCTGGTCGATAGGGATGTACTGACCGGGGCGGATCTCGATCTGGCGTCCGTCCTTGGTCCAGCCCAGGTACGTCCGCCAGGCGTTGATGGCCAGCATCCAGATCTGCATCGTGAGCACATTGCTCTCGATGGGGTACAGCCCCGCCGCGTTGGTCAGCATGCCCCGGTAGCGGCGCTCCATATCCTCGAAGGTGAGTTCGCGGAAGGGGCAGATGACGTACGGGATGACCGGGTAGCCGTGCTCGGCCACGCCGCGATAGTCGGTGCCCGCGTGCGTCTCGAACAGCGGCTCGTCGTTCAGTAGCAGGCACCGGTAGCGACCGATCCACACGTCGTCGACCCACACCAGTTCGTCAGGCGACATGCCGCGCAGCAACCTCTCGGTGTCCTGATAGCGCGAGAAGGCGTGCATCGCCTCGGTCTTGGAGGTCTGGTAGTGCTCCAGCATGACCAGCATGGTGCCGTCGTCGGCTTCCTCCCAGCGGCACGTGCGCGCGTCCCGGCGCTGGAAGAGGATCGGGTTTCTTCTCCGGTTGGCGACCTCCCAGATCTCCTCGGGGTCAGCCTCCTCCCAGGTCTCGATGCGCTGCTCGTACTCCTCGTCGCTCTCGTCGGTCAACTGCTCGGGCATCGGCCCGCGTACCTGCAGGCCCTCGGGTTTCTGCGGCCACAACGACCTGTCGACCATGATCCTGAACACGCCTACCCGGCGGATGACCATGTCGGTTGGGATCTGGCGGAACACGTCCTTCTGTTTGCGCCAGTCGTGGATCAGAGCCTTACCAAGCCGCGTAAGCTTATCTGCCTGTAGTCGATACTTCTGGCGCGCCCGCGCGGGTCGGACACGCACGGATACGTCAGGAGGAACCAGCGAGTCGATTGCAGCGTCGGCGTCTGCCGGTGCCGAACCGGTCTTGACCGCCAGCCTGCCCCCCGGCGACTCCACGTCGAACAGTTGGAAGTACAGATCCTCTTCGTCCTCCTGGGCCTCATCCAGATCCCCCCATTTTGAGCACAGGTGGTCGCGCCAGTAGCGCACTTCCTCGTACGTAGGCATGTCGTCGATGGCGTCGCGGTAGGCGCCGTGTGCATCCTGCAGGGTCATCGCGCCGCCGCCCGTCGTGCAGCCTGGTCGTCTCGATTGCAGCCCATGCAGCGCCGCTTCCCGTTACTGGGTTGGGTGTAGATGTTACCGGCTACCCACGGATGCAAGCCGCGCACACACAAGCCCCCTCGCTCACGTGCCCGAGAGTCAGTCCCCCGATACTGATTGACTTTCTTCGACACGTATTCCAGATGATCCGGATTTACACAGCACCGCACGTGGCAGACGTGGTCGCGCTCAGGGGAGCCCACCGGCAGGGGGGACAGCCACAGGTCGTACACCCGCAGGTTCTTCCTGTTGCGCTTGATTTCGGAGTACCCATTGGACGACAGCGCACCACCCCACAGCCAGCACCCGGTGTTGGGCTCGAAGCAGATCTTGTCCAAGACGCGGGGCTCGATCTCCGTTACCTGCATCAGCGTCCTGCCACGGTCAAGTACGAGGTCGGCTCATACGAACCGCGCTCATGATAGCTGCGCACCTCCTGCAGGAACATCCGCCCGCGCGCCTGGGGCTGGCGGGCCAGCACCTCGGGCGGCACCGGCTCTTCGAGGACATCGGGATCGGCGTCATAGTCGGGCTCCAGATGCGTGTCGAGGTAGGAGTACGAATCAGATTCCGGCTCGCCCTCGAAGCGGCGTTTGATCCACACGTAGTAGCCCCAGGCATCCATGGCGTGGTTCATCCAGTCGAGCGGCTTTTCTTTCAGGTTCTCCTGATCGTTACGCCGCTTTGGATACCGGTAGGCTTTAGCTTCTGCGATGAAGTTGTGACACCCTTTGTCTATTCTGATCCTGGCGCACGAGCGTAAATAGCTGAGCGTGTCACCCACGATGTCTTCTTCGTTGAGCAGTTCTTCTACTTCGATGGTCAGCAGGCGTTGTTCCTCGATGGGCATGTCCATATCCGAGTCAGCAGGCAGCCCCTTGTCTTCGAGCACGAGGTTGACCATTGAGCGATAGAAGCGGAAGAAGCGCACCGGGTCGCGCAGTTGATTGCGCTGAAAGGGAATGCGCTCCATGACCTCAGGTTTCTTCTCGACGATGTACGCCGGAAAGCCCATGCGCTGCCAGCGGCGCATCTCCTCGGGCTGCGCTGAGTCGCAGATCATGTCCGAGATACCCTCGATGCGCCACTGCGGCAGCAGCGCGCCCTCGGGCGAGATCTGCTGCGCCGAGATCCACGGCCGCGAGCACAGTAGCTCGGCCATCTCCTCGGTGCTGCGGTGATCCTCGTAGATCTCGTCGAAGACCACCGTCATGTCGGTGTACTCCTGTATCGCCAGGACGCAGTACGCATTCGATCCGCCGGACGGGTCTACCGCCAGGATAACCGGGAGGTCGGCGTTATATTCGACATTCGTCACATGCACCCGCTCTTTGAACTCGGGGAACACCCGCTCCCGCGCGGCGGCTGGGATACCGCCGAACTGCTCAAGGAACTCGTACGGCTCCATCTCGCGGGCGGCTTGCTGCAGGGCGGGTGTCTGGCGACCCTGCGGGAAGGCATAAAAGTTGATCTCGTAGGACGCGTCTTGGAACATTTCCCACGCCGCCTCCGTGCCGTTGCTGACCATGTCAGCACGAGCGTCGACGGCTTTCTGGTGGAAGAAATCACCTTCGCCTTCCCAGGACGAGATGAGCAGCGCCTGTCCATTACGGTCCGTCAGCGGTGGGAGGATAGCCCGGGACCATGCCTCTGGATAGATCTGCGCTGCTTCGTCAATGATCGCCAGGTCAATCGCTGCCCCGGCCGCCGTGTGTACGTCATCGAGTGACACGCCCTCCAGCCGCGCGCCGTTTTCGAGGATGCACAACTTCTCCTGATTGGTGTCCCGGACAACGCGCGTCTTGAACTGGTTGTCCCGGACGGACTGCATGACCTTGTCGAAGGAGCGCGAAACCAACCGCATGGTGGGCGCCGCCAGCCAGATCCACGACCGGGGTCTGAGAATGGCAACGCCAATGGCCTCCATGGCAGCCTGGGTCGTCTTGCCGCCACGCCGACCCCATGCGGCGATGCGGAAGCGAGCACCGGAGCGGGTCAGCGCCTGCTGGCCCGTCCAGTGCCCCGGCAGCCCCGCACGCTGCCAGCCCTCGGTCTCGTCCTGCAGCGCGTGGTATTCACGCAGACGGTCGTCGGCCGAGTCGAAGCTGCCCACGAACTTGACTCGCTCGCGCAGCGCTGAGCGGGCGTCCTCGTCGAGCGGCACGTACAGCCCGTGCGGACGGTACTTGAGCCGCTCGAACGCCTCGAAGCGCTCCTCCGGGGTGATCGGCAGGAACTGCGACACGTTGGCCTTGGCGCGGTCTTCCCACGCCGTCAGCCAGTCGCTGGACGCGCCGCCTTTGGCCAGGCGGGAGAAGTCGAGCCCCGCCAGGCCAGGCAGAGTGGTCTGCGGCAACTACATTCTGGGCGGCTTGCCGCTCCCCGACTTGGGCCGCGTGCGGCTGGTGGCCTGCGCCTTGGCGCGGCTGGTCGCGCTCGGCTTGGAGCCAGAGGTCTTCTTAGGCACGCCGCCCACCGGCGCGCGTTTCTTGGGCGCACCGCCCAGCGCGGGCGGCTTGGGTGGGGCGAACGGGTTGCCGCCCATCGGTCCGCCTGGCGGCGGCGTGGGGCGCGGCGGACGCATCGGCCCCGGTCCCGGACCTGTCGAGCCCGGAGCGCCGAAGGGACCTGGCTGTGCCGCCGGAAAGGGCGGACCCAGCGGCGGCTGACGTGGGAAGCCCATCAGTATTTATCGGTCCGCTTGGAACTGGGCGTGCCGTGCGACGAGTTGCCCTTGGGCACGCAGCGGCCCGCGCTGCCGCCCTTATTTCCCTTTGCCACGTTTGTTACCTCCTGCGTTGGTGATGGCAGCTGCCCGGGCCTTACCGTATTTGGCCTTGAGCGCCTCGTACTGTTTGGGGTTCTTGACGAACCCCCCCTTGGCGGTGGTGTAGCCGCTACCGCTCTTCTTCCAGGGCACCAGCTACCTCGCATTCAGCCAGAAAAGAAACACCACCAGGGCCAGAATCAGCAGGCCCATGATGAGATAGAAGAGGCACGAGTGGTAGGTCAGGTCGGCCTGGCCTTCCCGATAGGGTTGTTTCAACGTGCGCCATTAGATCAGCCACACCACCGAAAAGCCACCCAAGCGCGCGAAGTCTTCACGTGAAACGTTATCCCAGACCGACTTGTAGCCCGGCGCAGAATTGGCCACCCAGATGGTGCTGCCCTGGACCCCGCGTATGGCCACC